CTACGTTATACACCAGTACTGCCGTAAGAAAGTTGAGACAGACCGTAACCACTACCAGCACGGGATTTCACACCAAACAAATATGCATTACGGAAGAATACGCTTTCGCTAGTGTCTTCAGTGATCCGAGTGAATGTTGGCTGCTCGCGAATTTGCAGAATAAATGGTTTATATTGACCATACACTGCATGTACGAACCAAGCCGTATCCGATGTTAATGCTGGATTTACCACTACTTGTACAGATCCCATGAATGGATTAGGAGACAAATCTAATAGTGTTGGTGATGTAGCTAATATTTTAGCTTGAGATTCTAAAGCAGGTGGCACTTCGAGAATACTACCAGTAATGCCTAAGTAGTTGCCTTCCGCATCAGTATATTTAGCCATAGCTACGCGAGCTGCACCCAACGAAGCAGTAGCAGTTGCTAATGTCGCAGCATTTAGTGCGGCAGTACCACGATTACTATACGAATAATCAACGCCATTCTTACTAATTTGAACGTGATTAGTATTATAGAATGATACACCATCCATACCAGGATTAGTAAACCCACCATTCTTAAGAGCGTCTACAAGTTCATTGAACTTATTGTTAGCAATAAAGGCTTGATGTGCAGCTTGCACACTATAGATGCCATAAATATCATCATCGATATCATCTTTATTAACTGTAATTGTAGACTCATAAGTCTTATTATCGATAAAGTAAGATTTGGTATCTAGTGAATGAATTACACGTTCCCCGAGCCACTCACGCATTTTGGGAACAGTGGTTAACCAAGCATAATCAACTACTTTACTGTTACTAGGAATTACCATAGTAGTAGCTTCATAGGATTTATTTGCAGTTGCCGATATATTATTAAATACTAAATTTAAACCAGTAAACAATGAGTTAAGAGTTTCTGGAGTTTGTACATGTTGTGCCATATTATAGTAGTCCTATTCCAAGTTTAACATAAACGCCGCTAGCTTCGAACTTGTGTACGCGACCTGCTACAGATCGAGTGTTAGTACCAGAAGTTTTGGCAACAGTTTGATCATCTACTAAATAGCAGAGATCCCCCACTTCAGCTTGTGTGATTGCATCAGCAGCTAAATTGTCGTAGCGGAATACACCACTTTCGATTTCAGCAAGCAATGCGCCAGCAGCACCATTGGTATTATCAGCATACTTATTAAAGCGCCCTACAGCTATCAATCCAGTTGCTGTTACGGCTGGTTTCACATTACCAGCAGCATCCAGTACAGCAATTCCACCAGCAAAACACTTTGCTCCTGCGGCGATAGGGAAACTAAACAACGTATCCCGAATTTGTGGTGGTTGTATATTTTTAGTCAGTGCAGTCATATTATTTACCCCTCTTCATTTTTAAATAGTCTTCGCGATTTAAATTCATTTGATTACAGATACTCTCATCTATTTCACTCAAAGACCCTCTTTCTGGCTCTTTCATGCCCGGGCTTTGCATACTGCTCAAAGCTACGATTGGTTTAGCATTCTCGACAAAAGACTTAAGATCTTTTAGATCGATTGAGTTAGCCCAATCTTGTAGATAAGGTAACAGTCTACCATCAGACAACGCAACTTGAATTAACTCTTTTCGTTCACGGTCTATTTCACCCTGCTTCAATGCAGTGACTTCCTGCTGAAGCGCTTGTAATGCAGCAGTAGGAACCTCTTTAATAGATTTGATAGTGTTAATAATTTCTGATTCACCAGCAGTATCTGGCAACCCAAGAGCGCTTAATATATTTTTTAGCGTAGATAATGCTACGACAGTTGATGCTGTATCAGTTGATGGTGTAACCTCAGATTTAAGAGTACTAGTCAAGGCGGCAACCTCAGATTTAAGAGTACTAGTCAAGGCTACAACCTCAGATTTAAGAGTACTAGTCAAGGCTACAACATCAGCCTCTTTAGTTTTTAGATGATTGATAACATCATCTTCTGTGCTACTCTCAGGCATTTTTAAATAATTTAATATATCTTTCATATTCGTGTATCCTCTTGTTAATGCTACACTTGGTAGCTGTAGTGCGGGACTATTAGTCAACGCTATGCTGATTAAGCTGTGGGGAACCTTATCTGCGTTCTGGTTAAAAACTGGTGATAAATAACGATATTCATTCTCGCGAATCATGTTTGCGGCTTTACTTGTCCACTGAACAGTGTTAGCTGTCAGGCCGACATCATCGATCCACTCAAAATCTTTAGCCCAACCAGCAGCAGGGGCTTCTTTACCATTACTCAAAGACAAAATCGATTGATGTTCATAATCGATAAGGATGTCTTTCGTTATACTTTTCGCTAACTTACGACCCTGCTCATTGTTAATGGTCCACGGACCAACACCTTTTAAAGCACCATCTGGAGCTTCAAACTTCCCATATGGGATAACTACTGTGAGCTTCCCGATATTTCCTTCTGGATGTGATAATGCAACTGTTAATGCTACAATTTCCATTCTTTCCTCCAATGTTAAACCAAGTCTTAATACCTAAGTATATTTGAAATGTAACCAAATTATGAATCTAAAGATTGATTTTGAGATCGATTTTGAGATTGATAAGGATGTCTTTCGCTAACTAATGCAACCAAATTATGAATCTAAAGATCGATTTTGAGATCGATTTTGAGATCGATTTTGAGATCGATTTTGAGATCGATAAGGATGTCTTTCGTTATACTTTCGCTAACCAAATTATGAATCTAAAGATCGAATCGATAAGGTTGTCTTTCGCTAACTAATGCAAACAAATTATGAATCTAAAGATCGATTTTGAGATCGATTAGGATGTATTTCGCTAACTAATGCAACCAAATTATGAATCTAAAGATTGAGTTTGAGGTGTACTCTGATTAGGATTATCATCAACAGGCTCTATTGACGTAGTGATTACGCCTCCTAACCCTAACAACATTTCACCGTCTCTAGGTTTCTTAATTCCTAGTTTATCATAAACCCAATCAATACTTAGTGGTATACCAATCTTGTTTGCTAATTCAATGTTAGATCTAATAGTATCTAATTCGTTAGCATTATCAATTTCAAATTCAAATTCTGGAAAACGCCCTGGTAAAGCTAGATTATTTAGTAAACATATAGGTTCTATAAGTTGTTTAGATATAGTTTTGGCTAGCAATTTAGCATCAGATCGCATAAGCTCATATCTAACTTCGCCTTGAAGATTAGCTACACCACTACCTAGTCCTGTTGAAGATGCTGTACTACTTAAAGTTTGCCCTAACACAGCTAAACTTATAACAGTGTCACTATAGTCTATGAGAGTCTTAAAGGGGTCTGACGTGCCCTTAGCGGCCTCCATAAATTCTATGTTCATATTGTCTGGCATGATACCAGCAGCATGTCTATTTAGTTCTGCTAAGGCGTTATATAAGCGATCTTGATCATCTCGGGTTGAATTTGCATCATATTTACCAATCTTGGCTGGTATACCATAGATCTCTAAGAATTCAGAGAAATCTCGTAATGCGAATTGTTTAGCTAACCATGGATGTGCAATAATTCGGTATAGCCCAGACCGAGCTAACATTCCAGATTTAGCTTTGGATGTATGTACGATCCACCCAAACTTATTCATTTTAAGGCCGTCATAAGTGTTGTTTCTTAAACGTAATTCACGCTCTTTGTTGATCATAAACCATGGTTGTGGTACAAAATGCAACTTAACTGGAATCTTGTTTTGCCATTCAATTTCAACAGCCGCAAAACCATAACCAATACCACTTAACAGATCCATCATTGAATGTTCAAAACCTTCGATGTTTTCTAATATATCTTCTAAGGTTTCTCTATTTTTTAGTTCTGTTTCGGATGGATTGTCTGGAGCACATACATCCCAGTCATTTGATAAAACAGCGCTCTTTCTCTTCTTAATTTCTGCGTAAAGATGAGGATCTGTTTCTTCCATATCATCAAATAAATAGCACTGGGTAGCTATATTACCAACCTCCGCTTCTAAAAAAATAGATTTCATTCGCGCTGGAGTTAGTGATCGAATTGGGTGATACGCATATTCCTCTCGTAAATTTTGTAATTTCATAGTTTGAAGCATAGTAAAAACTCCTTTTCAACGCGTATATAAAATGGGGTTATCAAAAAGAATACGCAATCATTACTATATTATACCATAAACACAAACAAATTATAGCATCCATATTAAAATAAATGATAAAATCGCCACAAAAAAGCTAAAAACAGTGTATTTTTATTTACTCTTGTCGCAAATTAAGTATAACAATCCAATCTAACTACTAATCCAATCTAACTACTAATCTAACTAATATTCTAACTACTAATCCAATCTAACTAATAATTAAGTTTGTGATTACTATATCCATTTACTCTAAAAAATATAACTTAAGTGTGGTCTTCAGCAACAATTCAATCGTGACTAAGGGTTCTATAGAAAAAGGTACCTCAGGATTGAATTCTTCATGTTAAGTGGTTGATAAATATCTAATCTGGTTTCTAGTGTGGTTTAACGTTTTTGGGTGGTTTTCAATCTGGTTTCTAGTGTGGTTAAACGTTGTTGACACTTCTAATCGAGTTATAATGAGGTCTTTTTAGCAATTAAATTCTAACTTAATGTAGTTTATAACCCACGTTCATTTTTAATAGTACGCCATTCAATCTTACCACTCTTATTAGATGCCACATAAGCATATGCTAATGCATCAACACTATCATCATGCATACCATATGGGAATGATAATAATTCCTCTGTAAACCATCTAGCAATAGATTCGTGATGAAATACTTTTCCATTCTCATAACGTGATACTACTGGCAAAAATCGAGTAACTTTATCTTTATCTGGTCTAATACCTTTGATTGTGCTATTCATTTTTCGTTTTAATTCTTGTATTACTGCGGCTTGAAATTGAACATTTTCGATAGCAACACAACTAGGTTTATATTTATTTATAACATTTTGGATTCGTTCAATTATAGTTTTAAATTCACCTCTGAACCTCTCAACAGAATGAATATATATATT